GCCAGATGAACTAATTTGAACCCCAGTCATAGTCTCCCCACCAGCCGTGTAGCCTGTACCTGAGACTTCATTGGTTGCGCTGTAAACGGTAGTGTCTTCGTTTAAATCTGCGTTACCTGTGTATAGAGCAATCTTGATCGTGTCCGTGGACAGATTGTGGACAGCCGTGTACAACTCCTTCTTGAAGCTAGTAGTCTGGGTTTGGACAATGCTCATTTCACAGCCTGTCTAAATTGACCACTACGGTAAGAATCTTGGCGCTCAAGGCCATCTGCCAAGCGTTTGGCTAGAACAATTGCTTCCATATACTTCTGGTTATAAAGAGCCATCATGTCCTGCTCACCCTTCATGTAGGTGTATGCTTCTACCAAAGCACCATATAACAGTACAGTATCAAAGTTATCACCTAACCAAGTCTGACCACTAGCCACTGTAGTAATTGACTCAGGATAATAGTAGTAGTGAAGCTCTGCGGAATACGTAGCATCCGGCGTGGGGCCAAGGATAAAGCTTAACTCATTTGTTGGTAAAGACGGTGGCCCTGCTGTTGTAGTTGGGCCAAACAACGCATAGTATTTTGGTGTTCCGGTGTCCGTTGGCGTAGGGTATGCCTCACGAATAAAGTTCACATCCTTATTAAGTAAAAAAGTGTACGGGCCAGAGCCGGAGAAAATAGCCAAGGAATACGATGATAAAAAATCATCCGGACAAGATAGATATTTATTGCTGGCAGTAATTGTTCCTGTTACGTTTTTACGTATTGACGGAAACTGCATGGAGTTGTAGATGCGCTGCTCTGCCTGTGTAATAAACAGGTTTACATCCACCGTTTGAAAGGTGTTCTCCGTATAGTCGCTTATCGCAACTACCAGCGCAGCGTAGTTCATGCCATCGGGCCTCTTGCCATAACACCTTTGGTAGCCGCACCAGTACCACGAATTTTGATTCCGTCAGTTTTTACGGACTCATTACCTGCAGATTTACTAATGCCGCCGACGCTAACATCATAGGTGTCTAGCTTACTGCGGTTTGGGTCTTTGCCGGGGTTGGTAGAAATTTTCATAGCCTTACCGTCCATCGTATGCGGTTTTGCATAGACAGCGGCAGAGCCAACTTCTTTACCCATTTTTTTCATACTGTAGGCCATGATTTACCCCGTTTTCTGGTTAGCTGCGCGAGACAGGTTACGACCTACACGCATACGGTCATCCGTAGTAGGGCCACCTTTTTTCATGCCTTTAGCATGCATGCGGCTTTCGTGACCCTTGACCATTTTCTTGGCCTCAGTATCCGCAATTTGCTTTACTTTTTTCGTGTCCATTATTGACTCCTATGAAACCGTTACCGTACCAACACTTGTAACCCCAACCAAATAATTTGGAGTTAACGCTACATCAAACTGACTTGCCCCGCCTACCGGAGACCAGCCCCACTGAATATCCCGCGAACCGCCAGCAGGAAACCCGTTTACATTGTTACCCGAAGTCACATACGTTGTGTCTCTTCTTGGATTACGCAGTGCTTGCGGGTCATCTACTGGAAATGTACCAAGCATTAATTGCGGCTGGTCAGGATCCCAACACTCAGGGCAAACAAGCAGTTCATATTTTTTCTGTTTGATTATCTCTGTTTTTAACTTTTTTAGCAGAAATTGTTGTCCGCAACGATCACATTCTGCAATCGCCTTTTTACCAGAGGCAAACCTATTGCCCATTACGAACCCCCAATAAACATTTGGCGGGGAACAAAACGTATAGCTGCTTTTTCCCGGTCTTCATCTGCGGCTAATTGCCAAGCCTCGTCGTATTGAGCTTTTAAAATTGGTAGACGATCCATGCCGCCCGGTATCTTTTGGGCTATGTAATACGCCAGTCCTGCAATCATACAAGGCAAGAATCTAAAAGGTACATCCATTGTGTTCACGCCGCCGCCAGCATCATCAATACGGCGCATACGCCAGTAGACAAATTGATAAGTTGTAGAGTTGTCCGGCGTAGGCCAAAGAGTTACCCGTGGAATATTCTGAATAGCTACTGCATCGCCCGATGTATGTGCAGCGGCAGTTGTATTGTTCTGTCCACGAGCAACACTACTTAGGGTATTCCCTGATATGTACCCGTAATATATGGTTTCAGTGCCAATTAATATATACCCATTAGCAGGCAAGTTAACAACGGACGCTACAGAAATAGTAGTGTCTGTGGCTGTAATAGTGGCACTCAGTGTAGTAATTGAAGCTGTAGTCTGCCCATCAAGTCGTTGGAACCACATTTGAATTGGGCGGGCCTGCTGAAGTTTGTTGGGGATTGTGGCGTAGGTACTAACACTAATCCGGGTAATGGTTAAATCCGACTGAGTAGATGCGGTATTGGAACCAGTACGAATTACATGTTCTAACAGGTCTACTGTATCTGTAGGAATGGGATAAGTGTTTAGCCCCGGAACTAAGTTAATAGTCCCCTGCTCAAATGTCCACATGTTTATACCACGGTTTGCCCAATCAGCAAACATGATGTTAAGACTACGCCGCGCAGTACGCAAATCGTAACCCGTGCGTAACTCAGAACCAGCACGTTCAAATGCTTCCTCAACTATTTCACTCAAGTCAAGGTTAAAAGTAGCCGATCCCGAAGTAGCCATTATCTAAAACCTGCTGTTTTCTTTGCTATGGTTTTGGGCTGCGCCACAAACTGTTTTCCTGCTGCTTTGCCTGCGCGTTTTGCTTTGGTGGTTGCTGCGTACTCAGCCGGTGACAAAGATTTTATAGCAGCTTCAGGAAGATAACGCTCACCTGTTTTTGACGACGGCTTTCCCGACTTGGTACGCCATTTCTGGTCACCCCAAGCTTTTAGGGACTGCTGAGGTGCTTTCAATCTCTGTACCCTCCGCCTGCGGCTTTATAGCGTTTAGCCATTACTTGTGCTTTACGGGCTGACCATTGCCCAGCGCCCGTGCCAACAATTGCCGCAGCTTTAACGCTGTTGAAAATACGTTTGAGTAGCTCAGGCTTGGTGTACTTGCCAGCTTCATTTACCTTGGACTTTACCTTACCGCCATCGGCATACTGCGTGAAGTCAGTATCGTCCCTACGTGCTTTTTTCTTAGCACCGGGCATCTTAGAAGGGGAAATAGCCCCCATACCACGTGAAGCTCTCATTTTGTATTACCTTTAGTTTTTTTGGCTAAAAATAACTTATCAACCATTTCTATGCGCTGCGGCTTGGTTGTAACTTTGTTGATAATGCCAAGCCGTTTGGGTTTACTTGCGTTGTAAAACCCAGCTTTTTTCAAAGACTGAACTACTTGCTTTGGCCCGGTTGCCATATCAACACATCTTTCCACGGGTTTTACCCTGCTGGGCAATACCGTCAGCGCGTGAAGAAGCAGATCCGCCTTTAGCATAGCTACGTTGTCCACGCACCATATCACGGGGATTTTTAGCTGGAGAAGGTTCAGTCATACGCAATGACTTCATATAAGCCTTGTCCTGAGCAGCGCGCATCTTGGCATCTGCTACGCTTTGAGGTGTTTGGTCATTATTATCCATGATTTATTCCTTAGCACATTTTGCCGCGAGTTTTACCCCGTTGAGCTATACCATCACCTCGGCTGGATGCTGAAACTGAGCCTCCAGATGCATAGCCTTTGGCGGAGCCGCCGCGCTTCATCATTGTAAACTTGTCACCACCACGAACAGCTTTAAGGGTTTCCTCAGAGGCATCTTCGCGCAAGCCAGAACGCCGTGCATTTTCTTTTAACATTTCTGCTTGCCGCCCCTCGGCACGCCCACTACGTTCTGCGGCTTTAGCGCCAGCTTTATCGTAGCCAATTTGTTTAGTGGGCGCTGGGAGTGCCATTTGCCTATTAGGCGCAGGAAGAGCTAATTGTCTTTTTAATTCATCAAAAGTTGGCTCTATTCGTTTTGCAACTTCTTTAGCACCCTTAGTAGTGACACGTTCAGCTAATGATTTAGCAGCGGCAGCAATGCCTTTAATACCGGGCATTGCAAGATACTGCTCAGGGTATATCCTTTCCAACGCTTGGCTTTCCGGTGTCATAGTTTGCTTGCGGTATTTGGAGTCGCCTTCACCTTCGTTGCTGTAATCCAAACGAGATGGCCCGCTAGAGTCCCTGCGACGGGTCAAACCTTGCTGGGCATTCATGTAATCTGTTAAATCTTTGTCAGCGCCATATTTTGTTTTAAAGGCCTGAAATTGTTCTTTGGTAACTATAGGCGTTTTTCTACCAGAAAATTTTTGTCCGGGGCGCATTGGCATCTTGACAGGAGTTTCCTCATCAACATCAATTATTGGAGCCATTTTTCCCTCTGAGCGCTCTTCAGCGGCAGCACGGATTTGCTCTTCTATTGAATCGTCACTTTCGTAACCTTGTTTAGTTATAGCCATGATTTAATCCTTAGCAGGCCATTCCGCCTTTTTTAAGCATTTTGCCTACGGTCTTGCCTTTTATAGCAATACCGTCGGCGCGAGAAGAGGCTGAACCGCCTTTAGCCATGCCGCCACCCATCATTTTCTTGACGTTGCCACCATGTTTCATTGCGCCTTTGCCGTCAGCAGCAAAAGCTGGAATTTTTTTCCCGTCTTTCATAACCATTGGCATACCGCCACCGGCCATTTTGGTCATACCGCCCATGTTCATAGCAGAGTTCTTCATCATCTTACCGTCTGGCATCTTGTGCATACCGTCTTTTTTCTTAGCCATCATTGCCATCATGCCTGCGTTCATCTTAGCCATAGTATCACCACCTTTAGAGAATTTGCGGCCCTTGTCCGCAGTTGAAAAATCTTGTCCCACGGACTGTGGAACGCCTACCTTCTTGGCAAACGATGGCGAGTGAGCTATCGCTTCCATGAACTTGTGCTGTTTAGAACTATGACTTGGCATCTTTTTTAACCAGCTTCTGTACCGTGGCAGTTTCCCAGATGCGAATGCTCAACCAAACAATAGTTAAGACACCGCCAATAAGCGTTACCATAGGAGTCATCCACCCTAAAAATCCACCAAGGCCCATTACTACGGCAGCGCCATCAGCCATTGTTTTTGCATCGTTTGTATCACTCATAGATACCTGCCTTTAGTTTTGCCTTTGACACAGCAACCGTCTGCCCGCCTGGATGCGCTAGATACTTTGCCACCACTTTTATATGAGTTATCAGATGGGTTTTTGTTATTAGAATATCTATTGGCGGCAAGTCCTGCAAGTTCTCCATAACCTCTTCTAAGATTAGTAACAGCTGCGCTTTCTAAAGCATTTGAAATATTTGCTTTGTTTCTAAGTATTTCCCTCTTTGCTCTTTTTTCTGCGGAAAGAAGAGGGAAAGGTTGATCTGGGTCCATTGCATTAGCCCGGCCTACCCAAGTCTCAAGATCACTATCGTCCCGGACTTGCGACCCAATTTTTGGAGCCGTAACTCTTGGTGCTGATTTATTTACAAATCTATTAACGCCTTTAGCAATTGCGCCAGCAGCAGCTCTTCCGGGGCCAATTAAAAGCCCTTCCAAAGTAGTGTCTGGTTCAACTGCATCCTGTTCCATTTCTTTGGACGTAGGTGCGCGACGCTTCCTAGCCTCTTCGTCGTAATACTTTTCAAGAACGCTTTTATCAGACATATCAGCACATCCTACCTTTAGTTTTGCCGCGTTGGGCTATACCGTCAGCACGAGAAGAAGCGCTGGACACTTTGCCACCAGAAGACATTTTCTTAACTGACCCGCCTTTTTTCATGCCAAGTGCTTTTTTTAATCTGTCTGATTGATAGTTAAATTGATTTTGTGCTGAATATGGGTTGTTGTATCTTTTAGCATTTTTAACAACATTACCATTGTTTTGTTCTGCACTTGACAGTAAATAATCTTTTAATTCATTGTTAATGCCTAACGCAACATCCCCGTAATTATTATCTTTAGAAAATTGTGCAGAACTTACAAAGTCCCCTTGTCTTTTACCAAGAGATGGGCCATCCCCGCCAATGCCGAGTTGAGCCATGTCCGCACCAGTGCCGCCTAAACCACTGCCAGTTCCAGCAAAACTCATTCCAGCACGCGCTTCCCCTGCTGCTTGCGAGTCACCACTGATTTGATTGCGGCCTTCATTACTGTAGTTAGATGAGTCTCTATCCGTAGATGAGTCTCTACCCGTATCTCCACCTTCGTCAAATTTTTTTACTTTGCGTTTGGTTGCCATGTCATTCTCCTAGCATTTCCATCTAGCTAAGGAAGCCGCCTTGCGGGTAGGCTTACCTTTTTCATCTTTCATCGGCCCCGGCA